AATAAAAACATATTAGTTACTGGTGGTCTAGGATATATTGGAAGCAATACAGTAGTAAAACTTTTTGAAAATGGATATAATCCAATTATAATAGATAATTTATCTAATAGTGAGATTTCTAAATTAGATGAAATAGAAACTATATGTAATTCAAAAATTCCATATTATATTGGAGATATAAGAGATGATGAAGGTTTAAACAACCTATCTTATATAATGAAAAAATACTCTATAGATTCTGTTATTCATTTTGCCGCCTTTAAATCTGTAAATGAATCTGTAAAAGAGCCTTTAAAATATTATAATAATAATGTATATGGTACAGTAAAACTTTTAGAGATGATGAAACAATATAATGTAAAAAATTTAATATTTTCATCTTCTTGTACCGTATATGGCGAGCCAGATAATTACCCAGTCTCAGAAAAAACTCCTACAAAACCAGCTGAAAGCCCTTATGGTGAAACAAAACAAATTTGTGAAAGCATTCTAGAAAAAACTTCTAAATCTCAAGATTTAAATGTTATATCATTAAGATATTTTAACCCTATTGGATGTCATCATTGCGGATTGTTGTCTGACAATCCAAAAGGAATACCAGAGAATTTAATGCCTTATATAGTGGGCGTTATAAAAAAAGATTATGAATATCTTAAAGTTTTTGGAAATGATTATAATACTAAAGACGGAACTGCAGTAAGAGATTATATAAACGTTGAAGATTTAGCAGAAGCTCATGTAAAAGCTTTAAATATAGTTGGCAAAAATAAATACAACAATATAAATGTTGGGACTGGAAAGGGTTATTCAGTTATGGAAATAATAGAATGCTTTAACTCTTTAGGCTATAAAATACCTTTTAAAATAAACCCAAGAAGAGAAGGTGATATAGAAAGTATATATGCAGACATATCTAAAGCAAAAAAAGATATGAATTGGAAGCCAACAAAAAATTTAAAAGAAACTTTATTATCTGTTATTAATTCAATTAATTTATTAAGTGAATAAATTATTTGTATTTTTAAAAAGTTTTGCCTTTATTTGTCAATAATTAAATTTAATAAAAACTTCATGAAATTTAAAGATATGACGAAAAGTGAAATAAAACGCTTTTCAGAAATTTATAAAAACAAATCTCTAGCGTGGGATGAAAGAATGAAGAAGCTAATGGATTTAACAGGAAAATCAGAAAGAACTGTAAGAAAGTGGGCTTCAGAAAAGTTAGAACTAAACGAGAAAAAAGAGACACTATCAGCAGAGTACAAGCAAGCTAAAAAAAGAACTTTCAATAAAAAGAAAAAGAAATTTATAATCACTTGGGCTCAAAACAACACACCAGTACACAAAGAATTTTTTGAAAACTTAACTGCATATGCTAAACATATAAATGCAGATATACACGTTATTGCTGGTAGATATAAAAACCCTACATCTATATGGTCTTCTGAGCAGGAAGAAGAAGAAAGGTGGGATACTAGAGTTCAGCCTTATTTAGATGCTAACAGACATAATATACATAAATATGTATCTATCATGTCTGATGTTAAAATTCATCCAACAGCAGTAAATCCAATGACAGGTATGCACTCTATGTCAGGAATTAATTCTTGTGTTTTTGGCTCTCCTAAATTACAAATGGAAATGATACCAGTTATAGAAGGTGAAAAATCAAAAATGATGTTAACTACTGGTTCTTGTACTAAAAAAAATTATACAGATTCCAAAGCTGGGAAGAAGGGTGAATTTCATCATGTAATAGGTTTTGCAATTGTAGAAATAGAAGACAATGAAACTTTTTATTTAAGGCAAGTTTCCGCAGAAGAAAATGGTAACTTTTGTGATTTATATAAAGAAGTTATTTATGATAAAGATTCAGGAAAAACTAACATTAAAAAAATTACAGAAATAGAAGCTTGCGTTTTAGGAGATTTACACTGGGGGCATCATGACCCAGAAGTTGTTAGTTTAACTCATAAAATGATGAAAAAAATTAAGCCAAAAAATGTTGTTTTACACGATGTTTTTGATGGCTACTCAATATCTCATCATGATATGAAAGACCCATTTGCTCAATATGGAAAAGAGGTAAACGGAAACAATGATTTACAAAAAGAAGTTTCAGAAATGTTAGAAGGGCTAGTTCCTTTTGAAGATTATGAAAATGTTGTAATAGTAAGAAGTAATCACGATGACTTTTTAGATAGATGGGTTAAAAATGAAGATTGGAAACGCCAACCTACACCAAAAAACTCTCCATTATATATGGAATATTCAGCTATACTTCTAAGGCAATATGCAGAGAATCCAAACAATATTAAGGGAATAATACCATCAATTATCAATAAAAGATTTCCAAAATTTATCACTTTAGGAAGAAGAGATTCTTATAAAGTTTTAGATTGGGAATTAGGTCAACATGGTGATATGGGGTCAAATGGTTCAAGAGGCTCTTTATTACAAATGAGAAAATTAAATACTAAAATAATTGTTGGACATTACCATTCTCCAGGAAGAAAAGACGGAGCTTTAGCTGTTGGAACTTCTACACATATTAGAGTTGGTTACAATATGGGACCAAGCTCTTGGCTACAATCTCATGTTATAATTCACAAAAATGGAAAAGCACAGCATATTAATTTCTTTAAAAATAAAGAAGGAAAATTAAATTATACAACTTTTAAATAATACAAAATGAATAACAAAGAAAGCTTTTTAATAAAAAATGGAAAATCGATAGATACTATAAAATTTTGTAAAGAATTAAATGTTGGCTTAAAAGATTTAGTGTGGTTTGTTGAGAGGATAGAAAAAGAATTCGATAAAGATAAATTAGAGTGTAAAATTTTTAGAGATAGTATAGAAAAGTGTGTAAATTATTTTGAAAAAATATCCCCTAAAAACAAAAGTCTTTTAAAGAAGGTAAGTTTAAAGAATGTAATTATAGAATCTGAAAGAAATATAGAAAACAAAGAAAGTGTTCAATCAAGAATTTTACACACTTTTAAAGACGGTTCTTTTATTATAAATTTAACATATAAAGAGCTAGGCTTTGAGTCTATTGAAATGAGAAATTGTTTAGCTGATTATAAATCTGTTGTAAAATCTGGTAAGGTTTGCATATTAGCTCTTAAAGATAAAAAATCAAAAACAATATGCCATTTAGAAATAAACAAGAACGGTCGTGTAGTTCAAGCTTTAGAAAGGTTTAATAAAAATCTTAAATACAAAACCTTTGATTACATACAAGAGTTTTTTAAAATTTATGAAGATAAAAAAATATATAATAAAATTAAAAAGCTAGGATTTGGAACTTTATATGATTTAAATTTTGCAAAAACGGTAAATGGTTTACCTATTGTTGAATCTTTCTTTCCAACACGATTGTCTAAATCTCTATTAGAAGAAGAAGGTGAAATGAATATAGATTTAAGTTCTTGTAAAAAAATAAACAATTACAATTATTCTATAATGGATTTAGATAGTCTATCGAAAGGCAGTTTAAAAGATGTTATAAAAAGCTTAGAAGATTATAAAAATTATATTGATAAAAATATACAAACAATAATTAATACTATAAAATCTTCATATGATAATTATTTTATATTAAATGATGAAATTATAGAAAAGATATATAACAAAAAACCAAAAACAACTGAATTAAAATTAAAAAGCATATTAGAAGAAGATAAAATATTTAATGATAGACTTTTTGAATTGCCTGAACCACATTTTGAAATAAATGTAAATGAAAATTTTGTAGATGATGATATATTTTTTAATGAAGATTTGAGTCTTGAAAATTGTAATCCTGGAATTGACGGAATTTTTAGTCCTGATGACAGAAGTGTTTTTGCAGACATACCAACAGAGGTAGTAGATTTAGCTATAGGAAACAAAGCGGTAAATTAAATATTTTAAATTTATTTTTTTAATTAATATAAGTTTTTTATATTTGTATATATACTTAAAAAGATTAAATTATTATTGCAAATGAAAATTATTGAAAAAGAATACAAAATTTTAGAGGTAGATAAAAAAAATAGAAACCACAGAGCCTACACAAAAAATTTAGTTTCTAATTGGATTAAGGAATGTGAAAATTTTACTGAAGAAAACTCTGGGTTTGATTTAGAATATGCTATTGATGATATAGAAAAAGAAGAAGAAAGAGATATTTATCGTGAATATATATCTAGTTCTTTAAGTTGTGGTATTGTAAATAATCTTAAAATTAAAAAAGGATTTTTATATGGTAATGTTAAATTTAAATTGCCAAGCTCTTGTTTTGATTTAACAAAAGAAATATACGGTGAAGATTTTTCTTTAGATGATTTAGCAATTGTTCCAAAAGGAAAAGGTTCAGTTAAAAATCAAGTAGTACAAGACGATTATGAGTTATATGGATTTAATTTAATCTTATTAAAAGACTCTGCTTTTATAGAAGATGAAAAAGAAAAGGAAATAGCTGAATAATAATATGTCAAAAAAGAAAAAAATATTAGCTATATCTATAGATGGCGTAACTAGAGATTTGTATAACCAGTTTGATACATGGTATAGAAAAGCTTTTATAGTTAATGATTCTATAGTTGAAATGGACGACAATTATAGATATATAGAATCAAAAGAGCCAGACGAAGAAGCTGTTTTGGCTTTGCAAAGAACTATAGATGAAAAGATAAATTTGCCCCTAGATACTTTTGACTTATTGAACCATTACCAGTTTGATACAAGAGAGGATTTAAATAATTTTATGTATAGAGACTATTCTTTTCAAATATTTGCTTCTGCAAATTCTTTTCCTAAATCTATGGACTCTATTAATTTTTTACAAATATTTGGAGATGAAACAGAGTTGTTTGATGTTGTTTTATTTGCTAAATGCGAACAAACTTCAATATCTTCAACATATCATTTTTTGGCAAAAAATGCTTGTAAAATAAGAAATGTAAAGTTTGTAAAGGAATATGAAGAAATTTGGGAAACTGCTGACGTAGTAATCTCAGATTGTCCAGAGATTTTTGAAACAAAGCCAAAAAATAAGAAGTGTATAAAAATAAACCATATGTATAATTCTTATTCAGAAGCTGACTATTCATTTGATTCTATTACACAGATTACAAATCAAAAGTTTATACAAGATATATTTAAGTAACTACTAACCTCTGCTACTACGCATGAACTACTAACTGTTAGAGTGCCCGTCTTTTGGCGGGCATTTTTATTTTTAATACTTTTTTAATTTATCATTTACTTTTGGTAATAGATAATTATTTTTGATTAAAATATAAATTAAAACATATATGGAAACTGTATCTCAAAAAATTTCAGAGACAAAAGAGGAAGAAGCTCAAAAGAGAGAAGATGTCATAAATGGAGTTATAAAAAAATTAGAAAAAAAAGATTATAATATTTTTATATACTGCCCTGCTATGAACACTCCTAGTGGAGGAATTTCTGTTTTGTTCAAACATGCACAAACTTTAAAAGAGGAAGGTTACAATGTTAAAGTTGTTTATGAACCTCAACAAAACAGCAAAGCTTCTATAGAAGCGACAAATAAAGCTCGAATGAAAGGAGCTCAACAACCAGTTATAATTTTTGACAAATTTAACCCTTCTTGGCTAGGAGACTTAAAAGAAGGTATAGAGTTTAGGTGTTTAGCAGAAGGTGAGCTAACTTATACTGATGGAACAACAGAAAAGATAGAAACATTAATGATGAACCCAGAAGATATTATGATTATACCAGAAGGGTTTCCTAATGTTATGGAAAATACTGTTAACCTACCTTGTAAAAGAATTGTTTTTGCTCAAAGTTGGTATTACATACTATCAGGAATGAAAGTAGGACAAAAATGGCAACATTTTGGAATTAAAGATGTAATCTCTATTTCTGATGGAATAACTCAATACATCAATACAATTATGCCTGGGTTAAGCGTTAGAAACTACAAACAATCAATTGACAGAGAGCTTTTCAATGTTCCTGAAAAGTTATCAGAAAAATCTCCTCTAATATCATATATGCCAGGAAGAGGTCCAGAGTCTCAACTAAAAACTAATAATGTAATAAGAACTTTTTATGAGTTTTTCCCACATTATAGATGGGTTAGATTTGCAGCTTTACAAGGTTTATCAAAAGAAGACTTTGCAAAACAATTAAAGTCATCAGCAATAGCATTATATACTGATGAAATTGCTGGGTTCGGTACTTTACCTTTAGAAGCTATGGCTTGTGGAACTCACGTTGTAGGATGGACTCCTTTTGGAAGTAAAGAATATATTAATGAAAACAATGGTTTTTGGGCGGTAAACGGAGACGTTTTCCAGCTAGCAGAATTAATAGGATTTGCATTGGATAGATATTTTGCAGGACTTTTAGATGATGAAAAAGTTTCGCAAGAATATGAAAAAACTCTAAAAAACTATTCAGTTGAAGAAGAGAAAAAATCTATTTTAAAAATTTATAAAGACATAACAAATGAAAGAATTGAAGAACTTAGAAACATTAAATAATAAAAACTTACTAGCAGTATTGCCAGTAGCCAATCTAGAAGATGAAGTTTTAAATGAAACTTTATATAGTTTGGGAAATCAAACAAATCAAACAGATTTACTTATTTTAGTATCAAAAGATTTGTCAAAAGAAGAACTTAAAAGAGTAAGTGAAATAGCAGAAGCTCCAAAAAAGATAATTGTAAAAAATGGAGAGGACGGAAAACCTGTAAATGAAGTTCTAGAGCCAGTAAACAAATTAAATTTTGCCATTAAAGTTACTGAATCTACAAGTTTTTCTTCTGTGTTTAACGATTCATTTAATGAATCAAACGAAAACGGATACAAGTGGTTTTCCATTGTAGACAATGGAGATTTTGTAGAAGAAGATTGGGTTAAACACTTTGAAAGATACTCTTCAGAAATTGAAGACATTTCAATATTTTTACCTTTAACTAGACAAATTTCTGCTGGAAATATGACTGGTCACTTAAACGAAGCTACATGGCTAGAAGGAAAGGCAGAAGTTGCTGGTCAAGCTGATTTACAGCTTTTAATGGCATGGAATTGTCTTTCTCCTACTGGATGCATGTTTAAAGTAGAAGATATAAAAGAATATAGCGAAGAAAGAGACGGCAAATTTTATCCTTTCAAAGAAAATATGAATTTAGCTTCTTCTTATGAGTTTTTCTTAAGAATGATTTATGAAGATTTAAAAACTTACACAATGCCAAGATATGGATATCAAATGAGATTAGATAAAAATAATTCGGCATTTAGTAAGTTCTCTTCAAAAATACCTTCTAATATAACTCAATTAAGTAAAGAAGAAGGAGGAATAACTCAACATGAGTTAGGGTTCTGGATGGAACAGGCTAAATCAGAATATTTTATGTCTGAAGATAGAGAGATAGAATACGAGCCACAAGCTTAATTTCTCTAACGAAAAAGGCAGCCCTGCCAGGCTGCCTTTGTTATACCATAATAAATTTGAGACGACAAACTATATAGGATATTTTACAAATATATGTAATTGTCCTGTAAAAACAAAATAAAATGAAAAATAATGTCAGGACAATCAAAAAAATTAAAACCTCTTAATCAAATAAAGTTTGATTCAGTAGGAGAAGAGTTTGTTTATCTACACGAAAAAATATCGGTATTATCCCCCAAGTTTATAAATCGCTCAGAAGAAACTACAATAGAGTCTTTAAGGGAAGAGTATTCAAGAATAATAAATGAAGAACAAGTAGAAGAAAAGTATAAAAAATCTTCTGTTTATTGGTCTGGAGCTCAAGAAAGAGCTATAGCTAGATATATTGCAGAAAAAGACTTAGATAAAAAAGATAAAATTTTTAGAGAAGATATATATAAGCCTCTAAAAAAGCTGGTAGAAAATATAATATATACATATAAACTTTTTAGAACAGATGTTGAAGTTAGAGAACTTCAAGAAGATTGCATGTCTTTTTTGATTACAAAAATGGACAGATACGACCCTTCAAAAGGAACAAGAGCTTTTGCTTTCTTTGGAACTATAGCCAAACATTATCTTATGGGCGAAAAGAAAGTTTCATATAAAAATATGCAGATTAATATCAATATAGAAGAATCTAATGCAGAATATACATTAGACGAAAAAAATGATAGCAATAATGCAGAAATAGAATCAGAAGCAACAAATTCTGTAGTTTTTAAAGAAATTATAGAAAAATTAGAATCTGAATTAGATAATCCTAAAATATTAAAAAACGATAAAAAAGTTATTGAAGCTATAATTTTTATATTTAAAAGACACGAAGTTATAAACATATATAACAAAAATCTTTTATATCATTTAATAAAAGAAAGAACGTTATTACAAACAAAAGAAATAACATATTCGCTTACTAGAATAAGGGAATTTTATAAAAACTTTAAACAAGACTTCTTAAAAGGTTTACAATAAAGTTTTTTTGTTTATCCTATTTATAATAAAAATATTATGGAAGATTTAAACGACAAAAACGATTTAAATTCTATGTTTAAAAGCTTGATAGACAAATCTCTAAAAAACATGGAAGAAGAAAGGGATTTATCTTTAGAAAGATATAGAAGGCAAGACGAAACTATAATAAGCCCTGAAGATTTTATATTACAAGGAAAATTTGCTGTAGACTATTTAAAAGTAGCTGCAGAAAGGTCTAATGCAATGATTGGAGTTGCAAAAATGATAAAAGACATAATATATAAAGATTCAGAAAATAGTGATGATTCTTTAACAGGTTCTGGATTAAGCGATGAATTAAAAAGAAAAATATCAACTTACGTAAGAGAAAACCCAGATAAATAATATGCCTTTTAAAGTTCCATTAAATTCACCTCTGACAGAAGTTCAGGCTAAAGCAGTCTCAAAAGTTAATTCATTGAGAACTTATACGTCTGTTCCTGATAATTTATTTCCAAATTTAAGCGAAGAACAACAGATAAGCACATTTGACTTTTCCTTAAAGTTATTGAATTCTGTTTCTGGAAATGGTGAAGGTGATAAAGTTTTTAATAAGTTCATGAACAAAATATTTGCTGTAGCTGGGCCTGACAGTATTGTTCTTGAAGAAATGATTATTAAAGCTTTAGCAGATTCTTTGGAAGCTAGAGATATATATTTAGCCCCAGAAGGAGTGCCGTCAACTTCTGGAGAAACAATAACAAGTGGAGCAACAGTTTTTTCTGGACAAACTGGTACTACTGAAAATGCTGATGATTTTAGGCAGGTAGATGTAATTGAATATAAGTTCTTTGCAGAAGAAACGCCAATAACAAGCTCTTCTGAAGAAATTCAAGATAATATTGTTAAATATAGTTACTCAATTGACATAGATGAAAGCGCTGATGAAAACAATATAACAATAACAATTATACCATCTTCAACTTTGGGAAATTCCGAAGTAGACAAATTAGATAGTATACAAAAAAGCTATACAGATACAACAGGGAATGAAATATCAGAATCTAATAGAATTGTTGAAGAACTAAAAGAGCAAGCTAAAAATACAGGATTTTCTGAAAATGGACAACAATATCCAAAAGAAGGAGAGGCGTTATCTTCTCAAGCAGTAGAAGTTCAAAATAATCTAGTAATAACTATAAAAAACAATTACGAAAGCGCATTCCCAGAATTTCAAATAACTTATAGTCCATTAGAAGTTGGAGAAAGAACTACAGAAGAAATAATAGATGAACTACAAGATGAAGCCAATAGATTTGGTTTTGTAAATAATGGTATAGAATATCCTAAAACTTCAACCGAAATAGCTGGTATAGAGCCTCCATTTGGAAATATAACTGGTCAGGTTTTTGAAAAAGGAAAAAACGAAACCATACCAGGTGCTATAGTAGAAATTTTAGGAGCTGAACCTAGACTTGTTGTAAAAACAGATTTTGATGGAAAATACAGCATAAATAATGTTAAGGGAGGAAAGTATGATATTTCTGCATCTTATTTTGGAGAAGCTTATGAAGATAGTTTAAAACCTTTATTTACAGTAGTAGGAGGTAAAGACAATCTATTAAATTTTGAACTAGAAGAAAAAATTATATTTGAAGCAACAGGGTCAACAGGCTCAACAAGCTCAACAGAAGGGGTAGAAACAAATCCTGAAGAACAAGAAAAAACAAATGAAGACGTTGATAATTTAATGTCTGGAGGTACTGTTTCTGCTTCTACTGTATTTACTTATAGCTACAACTCAGACATTGTAGATGGTCCGCTTGGTTTAGAGATAGAAACTTATGTTTTTCCATTAGTAAACGGAGAAGAATCAGATGATTATCCTCCATTTACTAGATACACAACTTTAGAAGGTCCTTTAGGATACAGAACCATACCACAATTTGAATCTCAACTTCAAGAAGAAGCACAACAAAAAGGATTCACACCAGACAATGGAATAGTATATCCAAAAACGGATACAGTGGCTTACACTTATACTGTAGTAGGAGAGCCTTTAGAATATTTTTTTACAAGAGAAATAGGAGGAAATACATTAGTTCCTAAAGTAATTAACACTGAAGAACAAGCAGACATTTATTTTAATGCTATTGAGTCTAACGAAAATGACGAGAGTTTAACTGTAAACCTTAAAGTTGAAAATAACAATCCTAACTTACCTACATTTGAAAAATTGTTCACTATAAATCCAGACGATGCCGTGTATTATTTGTCAGACATAGAATCCGAGGTAGATAGTTTTGAAGAAAATTTAGTTTCAAATGGTGCAAATATTATTATAGATGAAAATACTGGTTTAACAAAACAATATCCTGCATCTGCCAAAAGTGTTATATTTAAAGTAGATAACAATGTAGGCTTACCATCATTTACAGCAAGCACAACATCTGATAGTGCAACTGTTGCCGAAGCTTACAACAGCTTACGATTTAGTCATAGTGTTGGTTTTGAAAAAAATGGAATACAATACCCAGCAGAAGGAAGTACTATAACTCAACAGACAATAGTAGATGAAAATGGTAACGAAGTACAGATTCCAGTAATAGGAGAGCCTACTAATGAAGAGTCAGATTCTCTAGATAACATACCAGTTGGTAGTTTAGACGTTCCTTCAGGATTTCAGTTTAGTGCAATAACTTCAAGTATAGTAGCAGATTTACAAAATTCATTAGATGCAATAGTAGACCTTAGTTTTAATCCTGCAGATATAGGTTTAACTAATATTCAATACTTAAACAAATATCTTTTACCAGAATTAATTATAGGAAAAAGAGAATTGGTTAGACAAATAACAACTATGTTATTTGGACCTAAAGAACTAATGAGCGAAGACCCAGAAATACAAGATAAACTATTAAATTCTGCAGCTTGTGGAGAAGCTATGTTTTCTGTAACAAACAATCCTAGTCAAACTGATAAAGATTTAGAATTTAATAGAATAGAGTTAAAAGAACAGTTAAAAAAAGGAAAAATTGAATTAATAATATCTTGTCAAAAAGTAGAAATATCTTTACCAGAAAACTTTATAGAGGAATTTGATTTAGAATCTGCAGAAGTATTAGGAGTATCAGAAGCAGACAGACCAAACCCAGCAACCTCTTTCACTTTGCTTTCAAATTTTATACAAAACGAAGTTCAAGCTCAGAGAAACGCTCAAGACGGAAATCAAGTTAAAAGAAGTTTCTTTCAAATATTAATAGAAAAAATACTACAATATGTTAGCGTTGCATTTTCTGTAAGTCCTGAAATAGAAACTGTATTTAATATTATTAATGTAGAGCTTTCTAAAACTGGTCAAGATGCCATAACTAATCCTTCTGAATTTTTGTCTAGTCCTTGTGATATAAATAATGCTTGTAAAAGTGGAGATGAAGAAGAGTTTAAAAAGAAGTCTGCATTTTCTCAAAGTTTAATAGACTCTCTTTATGCTTTAGTTTTATCAATGATATTAGAAAGGCTTTTAGCTGAATTAAAAATTAAAATTAAAAGAATAATACAACAAAAAGCTCAAGAAAAAATATTAAAATTAAGAAAGAGACTTTTAGAAAGATTTAAAGCTTTAGAATTTGTTGAAGGAGCGGCTAGTTCGGCTTCAAAAGCTGTTGCATTTCAAAATGCCTTTAATTCTAGTGGAATTCAAGATATATTTAATTTAGCAAATCAGAATAGAACTAATTAAAAAATATTAAGATATATTTATAAATATGGGATGTATTAAGCCAAATAAAAAATTACAAAAATCTGAAGCTCTTGCTAACTTTGTATTATTTCTTTTTGAATTTGATAGAGTTAGAATACCTAAATTAAGCTTGTTTGAAATACTTTTATCAGATGCTAGACCTGGACTAGACAGTGATTCTATATCTTCCAACATAATATCTAGATTTCAAAAGGCAGGAATACCAAGCGGACCTCTTCCTGGGGGTGGTACAAACGTTATGGAAGAGTATACTAAAATAATGACAGAAGAAATAGTTGACTCAATACAATCTGATATGAGAATAGATATAGCAGTTAATTCAGGTATGATTGTACAATCTAATGGAGGAAATGCAGGAGGGCCAGTAGCATCAGTAGGCTCTAATCCTTTGCCTCAAGGCGGAAACGCAGTTGCTACTTAATTAATTTATTATGGAAGAAACGGTCAAAAAATCAAAGACTCAGCTATTAAGAGAGTTACAAAATGTAGTTGATGAATTTAATGAAAAAAAGAAATATGTAGATTCTATTTTAGATGAAATAGATTTACTAGAAAAAAAATATTATCAATTAGTTAGTGAAATAAAAGACAATAAGTAATATGTTACCTGACGCTCTATCGAAATATATAACACATTCCGTACAACAACAAGTTGCAACTGCAAGTGATTCTCAAACTACAAAGAATAAAATAATATACTATGCAGAAGTTTTGGACAATTCTGACGCCTCAAAAATGGGAAGAATTACTGTAAAAATAATAGATAAAGACGAAAATGGAAATATAATAGACGGAGGAAAAGACAAAGACAATCCAGAAGCAACAAGTGGAAGAGGAATAGTTGCTTTCCCACTTATACCAGACTTTTTTAGTTCAGTACCAGAACCAGGAGAAATGGTATATATATTATTTGCAAATCCGTCAAAACCAGATAATGATAGATACTATATAGGGCCAATAAGAAGCGTTAAAAACCCAACAACAAAAAGCGAAACACCATCTTCTGCAATAAAATTATTTAACAAATTAAGTTTTTTAGAAAAAAATAAAGCTCAGGCTGGAAATTCTTCTATTGTAGACAATAATGAAAAGTATATATACATAAAAGGAAAAGAAGATTCTGATATTATATTTAAATCTAGAGAAGTCTTAATAAGAGCTGGTTCTATACAAGAAGGTTCTTCTACTTTTGAAAGAAATGAGGAAACTAAATGTTTTATTCAGTTAAGACAAGGTAGTACAGTTTTGCCAGGTTCACCTTTTGATTTAGCAGATAATGTACAAAATTTTTCTCAAACTAATATTGTTGCTTCTAATATAAATTTAATATCTTCAGATGTTCAAGCAGCTAAAAATAGAAGATTAGATGAAAATGGAAATTTAGAAAATAATTCTGTCTTTAAAAACATAGAGATTGACACAAATACCAGACTAGAAGTTTATGGAGAACAAGCAAAAAAATTACACCCTTTAGTCTTGGGAGACGAGTTAGAAAAGTTATTACAAATAATAATAAGATTTTGCCTAAACCATATACATCAGCCTCAAAACCCTGTATCTCCTGAATTTGATGAAGTAGATTATGTAGCTGATTTAAAAGCTTATCAAGAACCTAGTAAAATGGCTGAAATACTTTCGAATTCTGTTAGGACTAACTAGTTCTAACTAATATATCTGTATCAGGATATCTAATTTCAAACATAGACAAAGGAGTTGACAATATAGAGTTATCTATATAGTTTATTAAAGTTCTCCTAGCCCCAGAGTTATTTGTATTACCATTTAAAGCTGCATTATTATTTAAAAACTCAGTAGGACCATTCGCTTGAGAAATTAAAGTAGAAGAGTATCTTCCACCATCTACATTATAAGCTTTAATATCTACAACGTTTATTACACCAGGTATTTCTCTAATATTATCTGTTAATTGAGATATATAAATAGGTTGGTTCATCTCCCAATCATCAACATTAAAGTACTTTTTCATACTTTCTAAAGTTTCTAATCTAATTTCGTTTGCATTATAACTTTTATCTGTTAATAAATCTATTTCAAACATTAAGTTAATAACTTTTGCTCCATTAATTTCAACAAAGTCATTTATTGACCTATACCTAGAAAGATATTCAACAATGTTATTTTTAAGAACGCTGGTAGAATCTTCAGTCAATTTACCATTAGCATCTTTAGATATTATGTATAATTGGATTTTGTTATCATTCACTCTTCCACCAACTCTAAATGGAACTCCATATTTACCAGGCATTTGTTTAACTCTAGACATATAATCTTCTAATGTTATACATCTCTCTTGAGCTGCAAAATTACTTGATGCTCCATATCTTATTTCTTGAACGCTAGGAAGTCCTTTACCTCCTAAGGCTGGTATTATATTAGTGGCTCTAGTAGAAGATAAAACAGCATCATTTTTTTGTGCATCTACACCTAATATTAAAGCGTCTATATTTGATACAGAACCTAAAACTCTACTTCCTATATTTGTTGACTCTCCACCTCCAATTCTATATTTTACAAATAAAGTATGGTCAGCTGGTAGTTTAGAGCCTAAAGAAGTATTGTTAAACATTTTTTTATAATTTATTTCTCCTGCATTTGTAACAGTTAAATTTTGCAAATACTCAGCATAAGCATCAACATTAGGAGTTCCTGAGCCAAAAGTTAGTGTACAACTTCCATCTGGAGCGAAATCTTTAGTAAACCTTCTATTAACTTCAATCCAACTAGCAAAAGAATTTAAAGAGTTTTCATCAGTAAATATTTTATTATCTGCTAAATGTTCTACTTCATAATATTTAATATCAAAATCTTGATAATCAGTGTATGTAGGATTAAAAGTTGAATCAGTTGTAGGGTATGCAATTACATCTACAACTTCTATTACATTAGTTTCTGGTAAATTTACTTCTAAAAAAGCAGTATTAGAATCTTCTTCTGTTATAACTTTTCTAAGAATAGTTGTAGTACCAGCAACACAAAATTCTCTTTTAGTAATTTTATATTCTAATATATTTTGAGAAGCATCAAAAACTGGCTCAACAGTTCTGTTTGCAACACCAGTTTGTGAAAAGTCTGAAGAAAAATCTATTTCAAATTCTGTCTCAAAACTTTGACCTCCACCTTCAATACGCATACCAGGTCTATAAAGAGGTAAATACTGTTCGTCAGGACCTGTACTTATGGCAGGAACTCTAACAACTACATCTACTAGGGTGGAAGCACCTTTTCTTCCAGGAACTTTATATCCTAAAGTTTTTGCTAACCTATATGCAGAGCTTGGTTCACTTACTCCATCTAAGAAAAGTTCATTAAACCTTTTGTCTGTATAATAAGATAATAAATCAGAAACATATGCTAGTAAATCAACTAAAGCCATACCAGCACTACTTACATTAAAGTCTTGCCACTCTTCTGGGAAATATACTTTTAGTATTTTTTCTATATCTGCTGATATAGTATCAAAATCTCTATTCAAATAATTTTGTTTCTTTATTTCTGGCATATCTTTATTATTTTTTTAATTATTCTGATATATTATTATCTCTTGGAATATTTAGTGTTATTGAATCTTTTAGTTCGTAAAAACTTTGTATCTTAAAAAATATTTTTATTGATAAAAAATTTCTATCAGTTTCTGAAGTATCTTCAGAAAAGGTTATATTTTCTATTGTAACTTGAGGTATAAACTCTTCTACTTTTTCTTCTATTTCTAATTTAAGTTGCTTTTTAGAAAAATCATCTAATGGCTCCATTAAATAGTCATAAACAGGAGAGTATAAATTGTTTCTCATGACCCTATGACCTCTTTTTGTGGTTAGCAAAGAAATTAAGTCATCCTTTAAAGCTTCATTTGTGGTTTTGTTTACATCAAATACTCCACCTTGTACTGTGTCTTTAAAAGGAAATTTTATGTTTATGCCTCTTGCCATATTTTTATTTATTATATAAATAAATAGTAAAAGCAAAAAAAATAAAGACTTTTTTCGAGCACTATTTAGATATATATAATAAATATGTTTTTTTAAATAAAATAAAATGGGAAGATTTCGAATATATCCTAGCAAAAGCAATACAATAGCTAGTGGATTTTATGAAGCCTTTAATGCAGGCTATAACCCAGGGAGCATTCTTTGGTACGGAGGCAACTCTACTAGAGCTAGTATTTCAAGATATTTAGTACAATTTGATTTAGATGAATTGCAATCTAAAATAAACTCAAAAGAAATAAATCCAGACTTCGTTTCTTCTTACAGGCTTAGAATGACAAATGTAGTTCCAGATGACGAATTATTAGAATCTGATTTTGAATTTGCAAAAAGAGCAAAAAAAATAGCAACTTCTTTTGATTTGATAGCTTTTCCTATAAATAAATATTGGGACCAAGGAAGAGGTTATGATTTGTTAGGTAGTGAATTTATAAAAACTTCAAGAGGAGATACAAATTTAACTGGATATTCTAATTGGAACTATGCAACAAGTACAACTTTATGGGATGAACCAGGAGTTTTTACAAATCCAACAGGCTCAGTAACTCACTATTCTACTCAACATTTCGATAAAGGAGATGAAGATTTAGATATGGATGTTACAGACATAGTTAAAGATTGGTTGAGTGGAGGTTCTCAAAATAATGGATTTGCTGTAGCTTATGCTAGAGAGTATGAATTAGACAGTGGAGATACTAGATATTTGTCTAGATTTTACACAGAAAAAACAAATAGTACTTTTAAGCCTTTTATAGAAGTAGTCTATGACAATCAAATAATTAGAGATGATAGAGTTAGGGTGGCTAACGATAGAGCTTCAAGATTATTTTTAAGTGTTTATAGTGGAAATACATCTGCAAATTATTTTTCTGCAGGTACTGTTTCTATAAAAACAATGTCTAATGTTGATGTGTATACTGGTTTAACTCCAACATTATTAACAAAAGGTTTTTACTATGTAGATGTTTTAATGAGTGCAGCTACCAAGTCTCAAAGATACAAAGATGTGTGGAGTGACGTAACATTTAATCCGGGAGTAGATAAACAAAATTTTGAACAAACATTTCAAATTTTAGGCAGTTATTACACTAACTATCCAAAGAAAACAAATGATTATGTTGTAAGTTTATATGGAATACCTAATAATGCTATAATAAAGAAAGGGGAAGTGATGAGATTGTATGCAGACACTAGAGTTAATTATAGCACAAGAACTCCTAATGAATATTATGGACTAGAATACAGATTAGTAGAAAATCAAATAACTGAAGTTATACCGTGGTCAGAATTTAATACAATAGTGTCAGAAAATTGCTCTCAATTTTTTATTGATGTGGACACTTCTTGGTTAATGGATAATCAAAATTATCAAATAGAACTTAGAGTTAATGAATTAGGCACAAAAAAGGTTTTAAATGAAAGTGTTTATTTTGCTATTTCAATAGATTAAAGTTGACTTTTTATAAATTTTGTTTATAAATTAATTATAGAGTTTTTTAAGTTTTATGTCAGAAAGTATAAAGAAAATAACGGTTAATAGAGACATTCTTGTAGGAACATATTTTACAAATGTAGATATTGACCCTAGACTTTTAAGAAGACTTTTTAAATCAAGAGGATATACCAATACACCTATAACAGGACCTTGGAAACAAATTTTTGAAGAAGGTCAAGAAGCTTATGCAGTAATAGGAAATGACAATCAAGTAGTTGAACTTTTAGATAAAATAGACACTTCTTATTTTAGAAGAAAACCTTTAACTACAGAATATGAATTTTTAGACAAACAAGAAGTTAAGAGTGTTATAAAAGGAAAAAAATATTCTGTAAAATACAATGATGTAATAGCAGATGTAAATCAAATAAATGCAAAATCCGCATTCAATAACGAAGCTCAAATAATTTCTGGAGATAGTGGCTATACAGGAGTTTTCTTTCAAAGAGAAAAGCAAGAAGATTATAATGTAGACATATCTTTAATAAGAAGTTATGATACATTAGATACGTTAAGTGTAAAAAACAATCCATTAGCATCATTTCCAGAGCAAAACTCAGATACAGGAGTTGTTATGGGAACTTTATATGCTAGACAAAAAATATCAGATGAAAGCGGAGAAAGAGTTAAGATACCCTTACAAAATGTTCCTGTTATAATATTTAATCCGTCTGACCAATTTCCAACTGTAGCCTCTTTAGATGAAGAAGGAGATAGAATTACTCTTAATTTTATAGAAAATTCTAACATTCAAGATTATGCAGATGAATTTTCTTTTGTTACAGATTTTGGCTCTGAAAATGCAAGGAAAAAATTAGGTAGAAAACTAAAGCAAGGATTAGAAAATGTAAATCCTATACTAAAAAATAAAAACTCAATAAATGTACCAGAACAATATTTGTACTCTACTGTTACAAATGAAAATGGAGAATTTATAATAGAAAATGTTCCTGTTGGAAATCAAATATTAATGTTTGAAGTTGATTTGTTAAAACAAGGAATGACAAAAGATGAGGTTCAATTTAACTTTTTTCCTTATCCAACATCTTCAGACCCAAATGTTGATGCTGTTCCTCATTTTTATTTTAGACAAATACCAGTTGGGGTAAGACCTTCTTGGGGAACTTTTAGTACTGGCTATACACAAATTGATATAACTGCAAGTATAGATATGAGAAAGTGGAGTACATATTATGTCTCTCCAATAGCAAATGATGGTAAAAACTTATCAGAATTACTAGCATCAGGAAATTTTGACTCCTTAAATGTTCTTGTAAAAGACATGACAAAAGAAGGTTATCCACTAGTAAATGAAATGGTAGAGGTTTTAGATATATATAGTAGAGATGAAGCACAAAAGACTGGGTGGTTTAATCAAGTTCAAACAACAAAATATCAAGCTCAATTTAGAGGGGATGGATGGAAAGCTTTTAGGCTTCCCGCAAACTTATATGACCCTGAAGGTTACGCCTCTAAAGATTCTGCAAGAAATGGACTGTCAAGCAGAAAGGGAGTTTGGCTTTCTGCTTATGAGATGAAAATGCTTTTTGGAGGAGATGTTGAAACTCCTCTTTATAGAGCTACAGGATTCTTAAGAAAAGAAATTACACAACAGACTGCCCTTCAACAAAAGGCTAGTCACTTTGACATAAATAGAGGACCAGGTTCAGGAAAGGAAGATGCAACAGGTCAACCACCAGAAAGTTCCTTAAATCAATTTCCATACGAAAGACCTTGGACAATAAACTATCCAAACAAATATAGCATACCATCACAACCAAAAAATTCTGAAGGAAAAAATTATAATATAAAACTTCAGCCTAGATTCCAAGATGGAGATATGCCAGGCTTATTTATATATGAAGGCGAAGACGACAATGTAGGTCATGGATACGCTACAATGATAGGTTTGGATTCAAACGAATTTTTGTTTAATAGATTTGGAACTGTAGTAACTAGATATAGAATTTATAAATATGAAAACAATTCAAGGTGGGATGATGAATGGTCTAACGGTTTTAGACCTTATTATCACCAAGGCAATTTTGGAACTGAAGCAAATTATGAAGTAAAAAATGGAGAGCAATATCAAAGGGTTGAGGCTGGGTTTTCTTATTGGCTAAAACCTGAAGGTTGGGGAAGAGTTCAATCTGAAGGATGGGGAGATTTTATGATGAGTTCAGATATAAATGATAAATATTCACTTCCTACTGAAGATTTTAGACCAAAAAGTTACTTACAGTCTGTAAGTTCTGTTTTTAGAGATGGAGAAAAATTATATTTAAATTTAGACGCAAGTCTACCAAATTGGTTACGAGCAGGAGCTTTAGATATTTATAGAGTAATAGATGATGAGCCAGAAGATTTAATAAATCCAAGACCTCCTGAAATTGCCAAATTTATAAAAATAAACTGTGGTGATGTCTTAAAGGCAAACGATAAAGAAAATAACGATAGAACTGAATTGAGAATAGGTACTAAAAATAGACAAGTTAGTATTGCAACTGATATGACTATTGAAATAAAAAACCTTGGAAGTGTAGAGAGGTCAGTAGATGTTGGTGGTGTTAAAAAGTCAATAGAACCTAATGGGGTGGCTGAATTTAATGTAACGACTGGCGCTCAGATTACATTAAGAACAAACACAGATTATGACGCTCTTGAAAATACATATGAAAAAGTGTCTTATCAAGTTAGATGTTTTACTTCAATAAAACGAGCAGGAGTAAGAAGTTCAAATTATCTTAACATTTATGAAGATGGTCAGCCCAATTCTACAGTACAAACTTTTTATTTTGTTACTCAAGTTAGCGGAGGTCAAGGAAATGTAAAATTGGATAGTGATAATAATTTTAAAAAATGTGGCGGTAACAATGGGTTTACTAGAAATGGTACATACTTTTTTAATGGAATTTTGGTAGAAGCTTCTGGAAAGTCTAATGCAACTATTGACCTTGACACTGTTTCTATAGAAACACAGTGTAGTACAGGTGGTTTTGGAATTAGAAGAACAAGTTAAAAGAGTCAATAAATGAAAGAAAAAATAAAAATAGTATTAGGCAAAAAAGATGTTTTCCCTTACGAAAACAATGATACTTTTGTTAATTTAGAACTTTCCAGAGATTCTGATGAATTAGTAAATGAAATAATAAATAATAATTTTAATTTAAATGACCAATTTATAAAAGAAAGAGAAAGGTCTTTAAAGTTTTGTGTTTATGGGATTTGTGAAGCTAATTTTGCAAATACTGAAAATACAAACATACAAATATCAACAAATCATTTAGATTCAATTTATGCTCCTAAATTTAGCACAAACATAGAGCCTAAAGCTTTTCATAATATAAAAACTGTACCACTATCATACAATGGCAGACTAAGTAAAAACATATTTTTAAACAAAAAAAGTTCTTATTATTTTATTTTTGAATTAAGTCCTATTAGAATTAATAATTTAGGAGAAACTAAAGAATTAATTTTAAAAATAAGAAATGATAGAGATAAGGTTTATGCTAATATAAAAATTCCTTTTTTATATTATAATTCAGAAGGAGTTAAAATACCTTTTGGTACAGAAACTGTAGAAATTGATTTAAATGGTAATCAAACTATTGTAGATAATGATTATAAATTTCTTTATGATACTCATTGGATTAGAGCAGATTTAAATTTGCTTAGACCTCCTAAAGTTTCTTTTTTAAATTCTTTAGAAAATGAATTTATAAATAATGCAACTTCTTTATTACAAAACCCTCAAATACAAAACACTTCTAAAGAAGTTATAGATGAGCTTCAAAATTCTATAAATAATTCATTTCAGTCTACAGATATAAACAACGCTACTATAGAAGAAAGTTTTGGAAAAGTAGATGAAAATTTTTCAGAGCCATTTGAATTTTTTGTAAAACTAGATTATCCTAGTGTATATGGAATAGAAGAAGTCGATGTTATTGTAAAGGAAGATGGAACAGTAAGAAACCCTAATAAAGATTTTATTTTTACAACTAAAACTTTAAAATGGGATATAGGAGAGCAATATAAAAAAGTATCAGTAGAAATTGTTGATGATTTATTTGTAGAAGATACAGAAAATGTAACGTTTGGGTTTAATAATTTTAAATATGTAGATGAGAGCGATACGAATAATGAATTCTTTTTAACAATAGAAGACAAAGACAAGCCTATACCTGTTAGGTTTGCAATACCTTCACAAGAAGTTCTTGAAGGCGACAAAACTCTTTCTATAGATGTTTTTCTGGATAGACCAATGAATGTTCCAAATCAAACAGTAACAGTATATGCTGATTTGGCTGAATCTACAGCTATAATCGGAGAAAATTTTTTAGGAACTGACTCTACAACTGTAAACACCACAGTTGAACAAGTTAACTATACAATAAATATAGATGTAAATACAAGAGTTCCGTTTCCTTCACTTTTTGGAGGTTCAAATAAGGCAGGTAAAATTGTAAGAAAAGATGGTGGAAGTTTTTTAGATGATGGATTTTCTGTAGGTTCTGTAATAACATATAATTCACAAAAAAACGGAATTCCTATAGATACAAATTTAGAGATAAAAATAATAGAAGTAACTACAGATACTTTACTTTTAGAAAATGATTCACTTTTTTATAGTAGATTTCCTAATAGAAATGAAAATATAGAAGCAAGCTTTTCTTTTGAATTTGAAAGAGAGATTTTTGGAAAGTTTGAAAAAGTAATTAGCCTTAGAGAAGGAGTTTCTAGTTTTAAGTTTGATATTGATATATTAAATGATTTTAGTTATTCTAACGATTTAAATATAAAATTAAAACTTAAAGACCCAACTCAAAACGCTATTATATCACCAGACGTTGAAAATGAGCATATCATAACCATAAAAGATTCAATGATACCAAATTTTACTAGATTTGTGATTCCTGGAAATAAAGAGAAGGGTTTTGGAATGTTTAGAATGAACGATTATTTACTAACAGAGAGGCAACAGTTAAATTTACTTTGTATAGACGCACCTCCAATAGTTCCGCCCAGTACTCTTACTCCTGGTGCTCTTACTTCAGATTTTAAATATACAATAACTGTTACAAATTTAGGTGAACCTATATTTATTGAGGATGAATCTTTTAATATAGACCAAAAAGCTGAATCGATAGAATTATCTTTTCCAAAAGGAACAAAATACGTTGGAACTAATGAGATTGTAACTTCATTTAATGTTGAAACTTATTCTACAAGTTCAACCAGCCAGCCAGAAATAAGTGCTGGATTTAAAACTGTAAAAATAGATTTGCCTTCTAATTTTGGTCTAAAAAAACAATTGAATCAATTTTTAAAAACTAAATATAAAATTCAAATAGAAGCAGAGCCTATTCAGTCTACCAGCAGTTTTGCTAGTACTGTCGCTTTTGGGCAACAAACCACAGAGACAGCATTTATAAATTCTAGAAAATTTAGCAAAGTAACTATTGATTTAGACCCTAATGGAAACGAAGCTACACCTTTAGCTAAAAATTCTACATATTTCTTAACTAGTAGATTAGAATCTATTAATACTAGAATATTTAGAATTCCTACAGGCGTAGAGCAGACAGAAGTAGTTGATGAGAATGGAAATGTTATTACATTTAATCTTCCAACTAGCATACTTCGACCTAGAGATGAAATTGTAATACCAGCACTACCACCTGTTACATCATCAAACATTCTAAAGAGAATAGAAATGAATGGAACTGTATTTTTGTCTGATGTATTTGAAAATCCTAATGTTAATCCTACAGGTTTTTTTGCAGGAGGAATTTTTGGAGAAACATACACTAAAGTTTTAGAAAGAAAATTTAGTAAATCACAAATAGAATACATAACATGTAGTGCCACTACTTATAATGATACTCTTATACCTTGTGAAGCTTTTCCAAGTCCTTATACATCATCTCAAGAACAGTTTGATGCGTTACAATCTACATAAACAAATAAATAAATCATTAATATTTATTAATATATGGAAGATGTTCAAAGACATAAAATAAGAATAAATAAATTTGAAGGTGGTATTATAAGAACTGATGGAGTTATAGCGGATACTTACGATAAAGACTTCTATATAACTATATCTATATTTAAAGATATAACCATAAACGAATATGTAGATATTGAAATAGACCCTTTAAAAACAGAAGTTCAAAGACAATTTGTAAATCCTTATTTTATAGAGTTAGGATTTTTTAGAGATATAAAATCTGTAACACCAAAACAAAACTCAATCGACTCTTCAGTTGAGGTTAAAGCTCAAAAATATGGAATAAAAATAAATAAATGATTAGGAGGTATAAAATATTAAAAAACTTTGGAACTTTAGATGCACCTAGACCTGAGCCAACTTCTAAATTAATAAACCAATCTGGTTATTTAGTTTATGATAATGCATCAATAACTCCTAATCAATTAGTTGACGAAAACAATGTAATACAATATTTAGAAAACCCAGACAATGCTAAGGTTACAAATGCATTTGTAGAATATTTAAGAAACGCACTAACACCAGAAGAGTTTGAATTTATATATACTAAACCTTATAAAGTATATCCTCTATTAAATAATTATTACGAACAAAAGGTAAAACTTAACGAAAAGCCATCTGAATTTCTTTTGTATTATAGTTTGCTTTCTACAAAAAATGTAGAATTTAAGGACAACAATTTTGACTATGAAACTAAAGAAAGAATAAACAAGTCTTTAAATAAACTTATACAAGTAAATAGTGGCTCTACAGAATTAGAAATACAATATGAAACACAAGGAAGTCCAGTAGACGGAAGCACTTATGACGTATTCCAATCTGCAGGACAAAATTTTGAATTAACTTCTGGAGATACGCAAGATGACTATTATTTATATATACAAATAGACCAAAAAATAGGTCAAGTTTTATCAACAGATTATTCTAAATATTATGCAGACTGCATAGAAGATGGAGTTGTTTTAAAAAATTGTTTTGTAGATTTAAATAAAAAAACTGACCCTTTTGAAGTTTGGACTGATAACTTTTTTAATAGCACAAATAAACAAAGAGGTGGATTATCACCAGCCAAAGGTTCAAAAAACTCTAAGTCTAGCAGTAGAAGGCGATAAACAAATAACTCCTGAAGCTATTCAAAAATCTTATAAAACAAAAAACGAATAAATCTTTCAAAATATTTTTAATTCATTATATTTATATTAAATAAAAGATTGTTATGAGTGTAGGTATATACGGTACTAAAAAACTTGCAGATGTTACTGCTGAAGATGTAGATATATTATATGCATATAGCCCAGATAGAGAGTCTACAGGTGAACTATCTTTTAAGCCATTATATGATACTATTAGTGAAAATGATTTGCTAAAAATGTTAGGCGCTGATGGAATGTATAAATTAAGACTACCATCAAATGTATTTACAGAATTAGGATTTTACTCAGTAGTAATAAAGCCAAAAACTTTTAGATTACAAATAACAGATTGTTCAGTTGTTGTTACAGAAGATGAAGTTGGAGTTCAAATTTCTAAAAAAGGAATTATAATACCTTCATCTCAATTTAAAAAAACAAATACTTTAGTTGGTTGGTCTATTGAATATATAGACAAGAATACTGGATTAAAAATAAAAAATTCTAATAAAATTATAACTAGTAGTGATTTAGTTTCTCCTGCAACAAATAACAATACTGTAAATAGAGGGGCAATTAGTTATGTGCTAGACCCAGCAGGAGCTAGTTTGTTTCTAACTGTAAGTCCAGACGAAGGAAGCTTGGTTTCTGGAAAGGGTGGAGGAAATATAGGTTCAGCTGGTCAAGAAATATTCTTAACCAATACTTATTTCGACCCAGTTCATATAGAAGTTGAAATGGTAGAGCATGATGTTAAAACTCTATCTTATGCACTTTATGGAAATACAACAAGAGATAATTCAACTGGTATATTAACTTATTTTGATGAGAATGGAAATATCTACAGACAATATAACTTATATACTAGAAAGAAAGATTTCAATGATGGAAGTGTAGATATTAGACAAATTAGAGAAACTATTAATGTAAATCAAGATTTCAGAACAATATCACAAGGTCTTGATTCATAATTATAAACCTGTTCCGTAACAAATAATAGCAGTAGAACCAGACTTAATAAGAGTTACAGATGTATGTATATCACTACAAACATTTAATTGGCCGTTTGTTACACCGTTTAAGGTGTAATTAGACCCAAAAGGAACAGTTGCTCCAATTCTTACGCTTCCACCTGTGCCATCTTTTATTTTTATCATTTCGAATGTAGTACCTTCTGGCACTTTACTGCCAATCAGACTAGTTAAATTAAAGTTGTATTGCCCAACAGCGCCTCCTCCTGTTAAATCATCTTTAATAAAAATTACCTCATCTCCTAAAGTATATCCTTTTGTTGGGCTTGTGCTATAATCGCTATTAGTTATAGTAACTTGCCTAACGCTTTTAATTCTACCATTAGTTTTTGTTATGCCATTTACTGTTAAATCTTCTTGTATTATAGTGTCTCCACTTACTATTAAATCTTCTTCTATTGTAGTATCTCCAGATATTACAACGTCACCACTAACAGTACCTCCAGTAAGAGCTAAAAAAGAACCTTTAACATTACTTATATTTCTTGCTAAAGTTCTTTTATTAACAGCATCTTTATCATATAAAGGGTCTGCTAAATTTTCTCCTCTATTATTTCCAAAATCTACTCTAGCCATAATTATTTAAATAATATTTGAACTATACCATAATTTCCATCATAGTCTTTTATTGATTTTAGTACATGGTAATCAGTACCATTTATAGCCATACCATTAGTGTCAAAACTAACTTTATCAGTATTTATTTGTTCAGAAGTTCTAACATGTAACTTTCCTAATAAACCAATTGGAGACCATTCTTTTCTTTCTTCTCTATCTTTATATTCTTGATTTATGTCAAAGTCTGGATTTATTCTAGGCACTTTTTTGTCTTTAACAAATTCTTTATCATCTAAATCTCCATTATATAAAACTCCTGAAACATTATTTCCTGAAGGATATTCTATATAAGCTGTTTCATTATCGCTTATATAAACTTCTGTTTGACCACTGTTTACCTTGTAAACCTTATAAGTATCTATTATATTTCTTCCAAACTCATCAGATAAGAATGTATTTTTCCATTTAAAAACTTGAGTATCAGCTATCACACCAGG